CATCTATGTCGGCCCGTCGCGCGACTTCCTGATCGACCAGTTTGAGCCGCGCCTGATGGCGCTGCTCGACGATGCGGAAACGCTGCGGCGCAAGGTGATCCGTGGCCGCCGGATGAAGCAGACCCTAAAGCGGGTCGCGGGCGTCCGGGTCCGTCTGGCACATGCCGGATCGTCGACCGCGCTGAAGTCTGACCCGGCGGCGCTGGCCCTGATTGACGAATATGACGAAATGATGGGCAACGTCCGGGGTCAGGGCGACGTCCTTGGTCTGGTCGAGGCGCGCGGCGAAACATACGCGGACTTCGTGACCGGCATCACGTCAACACCTGCCCGGGGGCTGATCTTGACCAAGATTGACGAACCAACCGGGCTGGAATTTTGGGAGCCAGCCGACCCGGATGACGTGGAAAGCCCCGTCTGGCGACTATGGCAGGAAGGCACCCGGCATCATTGGGCGTGGCCGTGCAGGCATTGCGGCGAATTCTTCATCCCGCGCCTCAAGCAGCTAGGGTGGCCGCAGGGCGCAACGCCCGTGCAGGCCCGCCGGGATGCGTGGGTCGAGTGCCCGCGCTGCGGCGGGGTCCACAATGAGGACGACAAGGCGTGGCGCCGGTCGTCCGGGGCGATCCCCCGGAGGCGACCGCAATATCCTTCTGGACGTCGGGTCTATGCAGCCCGTTCGTGTCATTCGGTCAGCGGGCGGAAAGCTATCTGACCGCGCTTGCGTCGGGCGATCACGACCGCATTCAGACGGCGGTCAATGCCAGCTTCGGCGAGTGCTACGCGATGACCGCATCCGGCGACGTCCCGGAGTGGCAAGAAGTCATGGAGCGCCGCGTCCCGATCCCGACCGGGCGCATCCCCGACGGGACGGTCCGGCTGGTCGCGGGCGTCGACGTGCAGAAGTTTTCGCTTTACTACGTCGTGCGCGCCTTTGGCGGTCGCGGGACGTCATGGCTGGTTGACTACGGCCAGCTATACGGGCCGACCGATCAAGATGAAGTCTGGCAAAGCCTGACCGACCTGCTCCTGACGCCGATCAGCGGGTGGCAGATCGAGCGGTGCGGGATCGACAGCGGCTTTCGTCCGAACAAAAAGGACGGGGGCGAGGAACACAAAGTTTACGAATACTGTCGCCGCATGTCGTGGCTCTGCTACCCGACCAAGGGCCGGGACGTTCAGGCGCAGCCGTATCGGGTCAGCCGGATCGAGGTGAAGCCTGACGGCAAGGCGGCGAAATACTCAATCAATCTGGTCTGGCTGTCGTCCGACTTTTTTAAGTCGCTGGTCATGTCCCGGCTGCGGACGCCGGTCGACAAGCCCGGCGCGCTACATATCCCGGAAAACGTGACCGAGGACTATGCCCGCCAGATCACGTCGGAGGCCCGGATCGTGGTCGAGGGCAAGCCGACGTGGGTCCGCCGATCCCGCGACAACCACTATCTTGACTGCGAGGCCATCGCCGCCGCGATGGGCTACAGCTTCAACGTGCAGCGTATCCCCCACCCAAGCGAAGCGCGGGGCGCAGGGGATCAGGACAGTGACGACGATCAGGGCAATGACGATCCTGCGGGCGTTGACGCGCCCTCGACGGCGGCGGGCGAGGATGATCGCTCCGCCCGTGGGGAGCCGTCCGCCCCCGCGCCTGCGGGCGTTGGGGGCGGCGGCGCTTCAATACGTAACAAGTTTGCGCAGCGCAGCCGCAAAATGAACAGGTGACGAAATGAGCGTATTTTCCAAGCTGGCGGCGATGATCGGGGGCGGCAGCGCGCCGCCCGTCCCGATAGGGACAACGCCCGGCCACAGTCGCCCGGGGGCGTCCTATATGCGCGGCGGGCGCGGCGTGACCTTCGCGCAGTGGAACCCGGCGCTACGCGACGCGAACACCGACATAGGCGAGGCGTGGGAAAAGGCGGCGGCCCGATCCGTTGACCTGATCCAGAACAGCGGCTGGATCGCAGGCGCGGTCGATCAGGCTGTCGCAAACACCGTCGGCGCGGGGCTGCGGCTGAAGGCGTCGCCGGACGCGGAGGCGTCCGGCATGTCCGACGTGCAGGCGCGCGAGTGGGCGCGGCAGGCTGAGCGGCGCTTCGCGCTATGGGCGCGCAACGCGGTCGAGTGCGATATCGAGGGCCGCCGGACGTTCGGCCAAATGCAGGCCGCGATCTTCCGGTCATGGCTGGCGACGGGTGAAATCCTTGCGGAACTGCCCTATCGTCGTCGGTCGTTCAACGCCTACGGCACAAAGGTCAGGCTGCTGACCCCGGATCGCCTGTCGCGCAAGACGGAAAAGCACCGCAGGCTGGTCAACGGCGTGTTCACGGACCGCGACGGTTTCCCGGTCGCCTATTTGGCGCAACAGGAAGATCCGACATACGGGACGCGGGAATACACCGTGCGCGCCCGGGATCGGGCCGGGCGGCCCCGCGTGATCCATATCTTCGACGGCCTGCCGGGCGCATATCGCGGCATCAGCCCGATGGTCCCGGCGCTACAGGTCGCGCGGCAATTCGATCAGCTATCCGACGCGACGCTTATGTCCGCCATCGTGCGGGCGGTATTCGCCGCGACGATCAGCGGCGATGAGCCGTCGGAGGAAATCTTGCAGGGCCTACTGACCCCGCAGGAGCAGGCGGCAATGGCGGCGGCTGGCGAGAGCGTCAGCCCGGTCGAGGCGTATCTGGACGCGGTCGGCGGCTACTATGACGGCGCGACGCTTGACGTCGGTATCAATGGCCGCCTGTCGCACCTGTTCCCGGGGCAAGAATTGAAGTTTCACTCGTCTGATGCGCCGGGCGGCGACTATCGCGACTTTTCCAGCCATCTGCTCCGCGAAATCGCGCGGTGCCTTGGCCTGACGTTCGAAAGCGCAACCGGCGACTACACCGGCGCGACCTACTCGTCCGTGCGGATGGCGACGTCGGAAATCTTCAAGATCACGACATATCGCCGGGACAACGTCGTCCGGCCCTTCTGTCAGACGGTCTATGAGGCATGGCTGGAAGAAGAAGTCGCAAGTGGCGGCCTGTCATTCCCGGGCGGATATCGCGGCTTCATGGCGCGGCGGGCTGCGGCCAGCCGGGCGGAGTGGCGCGGCACCCCGAAGCCGGTTGCGGACGATCTGAAAACGTCCAAGGCCCATCAGACATGGAAGGCGCTTGGCGTCATGTCGGACGAAATGATCGCAAACGATCTGGGCGTCGAAATCGAGGACGTCTACGAGGCCCGCGCCCGCGAGGCGGAAATGCGGGACCGCTACAATCTGCCCGATCCCGAGGCTGCGGTCGCGGCGCTGCCGGATCGGGCCGACGAAAAGGAGGCCGACGTCGATGACGCTGACGATTGACGAAAACGATCCGTGCGCGACGGCGGCGTCGCTGCGCACGGTCTACGCAAACATTGTCGCCGGACAGGCGGCGCAGACAGTGATCTTCCGGGGCGGACCAAACGGCACCGAGCGGCAAGTGATCTATCACAAGGCGGATGCGGGCGCACTTTTGCGGCTAATTCGGCAGTTTGAGGACGCCTGCGCGGCGACGCAGGGCAAAAAACCCCGGAGATTTGCGCTGCGGGCAGGAGGAATGATCCGATGAATGCAGAAATCACCCCTGCGGCGGAAGGCCCCACGCTGCCGCGGATCGCGCAGGCGGTCCTTGGGCAGCCCCTTCTGCTTCACCCCGTCAAGGCGCAGGTCATCGCGCATGTTCTGGCGGGCCGGATCGGGCTGGACGCCCCTTCATCGCGGGCGGTCATCGGCCCGGACGCCAGCCGCTTCATCGGCAGCTACCGCCGGGAGGAACGCGACGCGGGCCTGACCCGGGCGACGGGCGGCGTTGCCCTGATCCCCGTGGTCGGTTCGCTGGTCAATCGTGGCTCGTGGATCGGATCGAATAGCGGTCTGGTCAGCTACGAGGGCCTTGAGGCGCAGCTTGCGGACGCGGTTGCGGACCCGGAGGTCCAGACCATCGTGTTCGATCTGGACACGCCCGGGGGCGAGGCCCTTGGGGCGTTCAATCTGGCGACGGCGATCCGCGAGGCGCGCGCGTCAAAGCGCATCGTGGCCTACGTCAACGACATGGCGGCCAGCGCGGGCTATGCCATCGCGGCGAGTGCGGACGAAATCGTTGTCAGCCCGTCCAGCGTGGTCGGCTCAATCGGCGTCGTCATGATCCGGTCCGACTTTACCGGCGCGATGGCGAACGACGGCATTAAGGTCGACGTGTTTACCGCCGGGGCCTACAAGGCGGACGGCAACCCCTTTACCGAAATGGACGACGACGAGCGAAAGCGGACGACGGCATTGATCGACCGCTTCTATTCGCTCTTTGTTTCCTCGGTCGCGGCGGGACGCGGCGACCGTCTGAGCGAGGAACAGGCGCGCGCTACTGAGGCGGGCATCTATATCGGGCAGGATGCCATCGACGCCGGTCTGGCAGACCGGATGGGCCACCTGCGCGATATCCTCAAATCTGAACAGGCCCGTGGGGCCGCAACGGGACAAGGAGGAATAACCATGTCCAATGACGCAAACACCCCCACGGGGGAAAACCAGATCGACGTCGACGCCATCGCGCGCACCGCGCGCGCAGAGGGCGCGGCGGCGGAGCGTGACCGGATCAGCGCGATCCTGACCTGCGACGCGGCGGAGGGCCGCGAGGCGCAGGCGCAGGCGTTGGCGCTGGAAACAGACCTGACCCCCGACGCGGCGGCGATGGTTCTCGAAAAAAGCCCGAAGGCGTCGGGGGCGGATCAGATCGCGGCCCGCGCCGACGGCGAGGCAGAAATCGGCGCAAACGGTGGCAGCGCATCGGCAGAGGCCGACGTCGACGCCATGTGGAGCCGCGCGCTGTCCAAGCTGGGCTAACAGCCCGGCGCGCGATGTATCAACCAGAAAACTAGGAGGCAGCGATGCCGGTATTCACTGAAGGTCGCCACGACGGCGAATTCATCATTTCCGAGGCCGCAGGCAAGCGGTCGCGTGAAAACATCACCATCGTCAGCGGCGCGGGCGTGATCGCCCCGGGGACGGTTCTCGGCAAGATCACCGCAAGCGGCAAGTATCAGGCCAGCGCGGTTGGTGCGGCTGATGGCTCGGAAACTGCGGCGGCAGTTGCGATTAGCGGCTGCGATGCGACGTCCGGCGACGTCGAAATCGCAGCGATCGTTCGCGACGCGGAGGTCAACGGCAACATCCTGACCTATCACGCCGACCGCGATCTGGACGCTGAGAAGACGGCGGCCAACGACGATCTGGCAGGCGCAGGCGTCATCGTCCGCTGATCCACAGCCGGGCATAACGAAACCACTTTCAGCAGGAGACAAAAATGCTGGATATTTTCAATAACGACGCCTTTGGCGTCACCCGGATGACGCAGGCGATCAACAACATCAGCCACGTTCCGGGCCGCATCGGCTCCCTCGGCCTGTTCAATACCGACCGGGTGGACACGACCACGATCACCATCGAGAAAAAGGGCGACATTCTGGTCCTCGTCCCCCCGACACCGCGCGGCGGTCCCGGGACGACGCTGGACAAGGAAAAGCGCGACGCGCGCGCGCTGGTCGTGCCGCACTTTGAACTGAATGATGCGGTCTATGCGTCCGAGGTTCAAAACGTGCGCGCCTTCGGCACCACGTCCGAACTGGAAACGGTGATTGGCAAGGTGGCGCAGCGCCAGCGGACAATGGTCAACAGCTTTGCGGCGACCGAGGAATATGCCCGCATGGGTGCGGTGATCGGCGTCGTGACCTACAGCGACGGCTCGACGCTGGACCTGTTCAGCGAATTCGGCGTTTCGCAGGCTGCGGAAATCGACTTTGATCTGGACAACGCCAGCCCGGCAGCCGGTGCGCTGCGCAAGGCGTGTGCGGCGGTCACGCGGTCAATGACGAACGCGCTTGGCGGCATCCCGTTCACGGGCATCCGCGCGTTCTGCGGCGACAACTTCTTCGACGACCTGCTGTCGCACGGCGAGGTCCGCGAAACCTATAAAAACTGGTCGGAGGCGCAAATCCTGCGCGACAGCTATCTTGGCGCGGACCGCAGCGAAAGCTACGGCATCTTCGAATTCGGCGGGATTGTCTGGGAGAACTATCGCGGGTCGGTTGGCGGCACGAACTTCATCAACACGGACAAGTGCCACCTGTTCCCGGTCGGCGTCCCGGACCTGTTCAAGACGGTCTACGCCCCGGCGGACTACACCGAAACCGTCAACACGCTCGGCGAGCGCCTCTACTCGCGCCAGTACGCGATGCAGAACGGCAAGGGCGTCCATCTGGACGGCCAGATGAACGCGCTGCAATACTGCTCGCGCCCGGCGACGCTTTTCAAAGGCAAGCGCACCTAAGCTTGATGGGGGATAGGCGATGGCCTTCTCGTTTGATGATATAGACCGCGCGATAGCGGATACCTTTGGCATCGCGGCGACGCTGTCCCCCCAAGTGCGCGAACAATACACAGCCGGGGCGGCCAATGTGGACCGCCCCGCGCATCAGGTAATCGGGGTATTTAGTGCCGGGCCGCATGACCATGGAGTTGGCGGATCGAGCGCCGAGCCTCGCTCTGGCGTGTCGTCCTTTAGGGGCAGCGCCACAGAATTCTGGCTTCCTGCCGAGCAGGTGGCCGCTCTTTTGCCCTACAAGATCAAGCGCGGCGATAAGCTGGCGGTCTGGGGCAAGACCTATGTTATCGCCAGCCCGGAGCCGACGGACGCGGGCGATTTGAATTTGATCCTCACGTTGGAGCCATAGAGATGAGCCTGTCACGCCTTGCGATGCGGATTGCCGCCGCCCGCGCGCTAAATGGCGCTACACTGGCTGAAGGTCGCGTGTTTGACAGCATGATTGACCCTATGGCGCTAACCCGGGAGGAAAACGGTCAGCCTGCGATTGTCGTGTTTACTGACGATCACGTCAGCGAGCCGCAGGGCCGTGACCTATATAACGGGGAGCAGACCTGCGATCTGATCGTGGAGATTGTCATTGCTTCGCAGGCAAGCGCCCCCGGCGAAGACGGGGGCGCGCAGGTGTCCGTCACTATCCCGCACACGGATGAAGGGATGGAAATGGTGCTCGATCTGATAGAGGCTCAGGTCGTCCGCACCCTGACGGGCGAGGTCAATGATTGGGCGGGCGTCTGGATGGCGCTCGTTCCGCGCATCATCGCGCGAGTATCTAAGCGCGGCGCTGCCGTCGAGAACGGTGCGCGCTTTGCGGCCCGGCAGCTTGTCTTGTCCTGCGACCTGACCGCTGATCCAGTCCCGGCAGCGGCTCCGTCAGCAGGGTCGGCGTGGGGCCGCGTGCTGGCCGCAATGGAGGCGGATGCAAACTTGACTGGCGTAGCACAAATTCTTCGTGCGCAGATCGTATCGGACCGCGCTGACTGGCGCGCGGTTGCGGACGCTCTCGGCATAGCAGAGCAGGCAGCAGATCAGATCGGCATCGGCCCGGTTCTGGACCTGCCGAACCTAAACCCGCAGCCTGCGACGGAAATCTTCTTGGATCAGGAGGGCGACGGCGGCGATATAACTATCACCGAGGAGTAGCGCGATGGCGGTCAAGGAATTGGTTGAGTTGGTCGCCCGGGTCACGGATTTGGAGCGCCGGGTTTCCGGCATGATGCGGCACGGGAAGGTTGCCAAGGTGGATATGGACATGATGCGCGTTCGGCTGGACCTTGGCCCGGCGCATGGCGCGTCGGGGCGGTTTCTTTCGCCTTGGATACCTTACGCGCAGTTTGCCGGGTCGCTCCGCGTTCATACCCCGCCGGAGGTCGGTCAGCAGTTCACGATGGTCAGCCCGACCGGAGACTTTCAGCAGGCGGTTGCTATGCCGCTGCACTGGTCCTCGGCTATACCGTCTCCGTCAGATCGGAAGGATGAGAACGTCATTACCTATGGCGACGTTCGCATCGAACTGCGGGGCGGCGAAGCCGTTTTGCGGACCAGCGGCGCGAGCCTGACGGTCAACGGTGAAGGCATTCACATTGACGGTAGGCTGCACGTCACCGGATCAATCAAGGCGGACAGCGACATTCAGGGCGCAAAAGTTGGGCCTTTGGGGCCTGTTTCCGCATCGACCGTTCCGGGGCCGGGGGGCACTGGATCGGACAAGGTGCCCGGCAAGGTGCCGGGGACGTAACATAAGGAGGACGCAATGAAGCGTTATGCAATCACCGAAAAGGCTGGCCCGATGGTCGCTGGCCGCAACAATACCGGCGTCGGGACAATCCTGACGCTTGCGGAAAAAGAAGCTGCGCATGACGTCCGCGTCGGCGCACTGGTCGACATGGAAGCGTCGGCGAAGCCGAAGAAGGCCGCGCCGAAAAAGAAAGCGGCAGAGACAGGCGAGGGCGGCGATTAAGTTCGTCCGGCTAGGGTAGCGCCCGACATGGGTGCAACGCCCGCCAGCGCCCCGGAAATCGGGCGCTGGCGGGCATTTTTGCGCAAGAGGTAGGTCATGGCCGAGGAAATCGTTGATTTGGGCAATCCATCCGTCGGCCTCAACGCAGAAACGGGGTCAATCCGAACCGGCTGGCCACATGTCGTGCAGTCCTTGCAGGATATTTTTACGACGCAGTTCGGCACCCGGGTCATGCGAGAGTGGTATGGGTCATTCGTTCCGAACCTGCTGGGCCGGATAATCACGCCTAATGAGGTCACGCCTTGGTTCGCGGCAGTCACGTCCGCAATCGAGCAATGGGAGCCGCGCTACCGGATCACAAAAATCAACATGCAGCGCGTCACCCGCGACGGTCAGCTTCATTTCTTCATGGAGGGCGAATATCGCCCTCGGGCGACATACGGTGACTTCACCGTTGAGGGGCCGCGCAGGCTATCCGCCGTAGCGAACCCGGACGGGGTATTCATTGAGCAGAGGATGCGCGAGCAATGAGCCGATTTACTGCGATCAACCTGTCCGAGATGGCCGCGCCGGACATCATCGAAACGCTGGACTACGAGGCGATCCTGAAAGAGATGCGCGATGATCTGGTCTCGCGCTTCCCGCTGATTGAGGGCGTGATCGACCTAGAAAGCGAACCGGCCCGGAAGCTGCTGGAAGCATTTGCCTACCGCGAAATGCTATTGCGCGCCCGCGTAAACGATGCGAGCCGTGCGGTTATGATCGCCAGCGCGGCGGGCACCGATCTGGATCATCTGGGCGCGCTCTATAGCGTGAGCCGGATGAAGGTTGAGGACGCGGGCGGCAATCTCGTCGATGAAAGCGACGCGCGCCTGCGGCGGCGCATTCAGCTTGCGCCGGACGCCTTTTCGGTCGCGGGGCCGAAGGGGGCCTATGTCTATCACGCGCTGACGCGAGCCGACTGGGCGCGGGACGCCAGCGCCATTATGACTAAGCCGGGCCGTGTCCGCGTGACGATGCTGCGCGCCGGTGCCGAGCCTGCGCCTACAGTTGAAGAGCGCGAGGCCGTTCGCCTCGCCCTGATTGACAATGATGTGCGCCCGCTGACCGATATGGTCGAGGTTCTGCCCCCGGCGATCTGGCGCACAAATATCAAGGCGACGCTGACGCTATACCCCGGGCCGGATCAAAACACCGTCAGGGCCGCTGCCGAAAAAGCCTTAACCGAGTGGCTCGAAAGCAACCGGATGCTCGGGATGAACCTGCGCCGCTCGGCAATCTACGCGCGCCTTCACGCGGAGGGCGTCCACTCCGTCGATTTGATAAGCCCGACCGAAGACTTGGTTCTTGACGAAACGGGCGTCTATCAGATCGACAGCATAGAAATAGCCGTCGCATACAGTCGCGACGAGTAACCCGGGGAGGGCGCTATGACCCGCGAAACCTTGCTGCCGCTCAATCGGACAGCGTTTGAGGAGGCGGCGGACCTTACGGGCGCGCAGATCGAGGAAGTCCCGGTTCCTCTCCGGCTGCTCAAGCAGCCCTACGGCATTCCTGAAACGCATCTGCCGTGGCTGTCATGGGGATTATCAGTTGATCTCTGGAAGCGGGATTGGCCGGTCGAGAAGAAGCGCGTTGTAACCGCGCGGTCTTTGAAGCACCACTCTATCAAGGGGACGCAGACCGCTATTGAGCAGGCGTTGCGGATCATGGAGGTCGAGCCGCTGCGGTTTATCACTCCGCCCGCCACAACCTACATGATGAATGCCTTGACGCCAGAGGAGCGCGAGCAGTTCCTAAACCGCTTCGCGCAGCTTCGCGTCTACCCGTTTATCAAGCGCGGCATAGGATGGGAGGGCGCTGCTTTCCTTGGATACAACCGGGGCCTCGGCGAGATCGTCGGTGGCCCGGTCAACCCGGTCAATCTGGAGGGCACCAAGTGGACCCGCACGGCCAAGCTATGGGACAAGGGCGAGGAAACTGACCTGACATTCCGCACGGTCAAGTCGGAGAAGGTAGGCCAGTTTGGGGCGAAGGAGTTTGATGAGGTTGTCCTCGGCGCGAAGCCCACGGCGGCGATCCATCTGGACGCGCCGCCGGTAAATACCCGCTACCTGATCGACGACTTCTCGGTGCGGCGGCGGGTGGTGCGGATCAGCCGGGACGTGGATTACTCTTACCGTCTGGGCCGGGAGGAATACACGACTTACTATCCGGACGGCGATCTGATTGATGTGCGCCCTACCTACATAGCGGAGAAGCACCCAAAGCAGGCGCTCAGTCTGTTCCCGGCGGCGCGTGACGGGGAGAGTGTGATCGCGAACGTGAAAGGCTCGCATCTGCCCCCGTCAGTCGCTTGGCGGTATCTTTACGAGCAGTGGCATATCCACGACCCAGACCGGGTAATCTCGGATCGAGTGCGGTCAACGCATCTAGGTTACACCCGCCTCGGAATGCCCGCCTATCACGCGGAGGCCCGGGTCCGGATTAAAAACCGGCGCTGGTCTCGCACGGCGGGCGCGTATGTGTCCGGCTTCTTTGTCCGGGCGGATCAGTCAAAGATTGAGGACGCACGGCAGGCAATCAATGTGAGCCGCAGCCTGCGGGACAAGATCTGGATTGACACGAAAACCTATCGCTGGCCGGTGGTCGGTGATCGGCTGTCTTTTGGCAGCGTTAAACTTGGCGAATATATCGGAGCGTGAGACATGGAAAGCACCGTCATTTACCGCGACCGGCAGGAATTGCAGTCAGCGGACCTTAATAGCACGCAGGACTTCGCGCGCGATAGTCTGGATCACATCGTCTATGACGCGGTTGATCCGGGCAAAGCATACACTGGCTTTTCCGCCAGCAAGACGGCGGCGACGGAGGTCACGCTTTCGGCGGGCCGTCTCTACGGCGCGGGCGCGGTTTACGCCCGCCCCGAAGACGTGGTTGTAGACCTGTTCAATACGCTGCCGCTGGTCACGAAGAAGCGAGTGGCGATTGTCAGCTACGGGCAAGAGGTCGAAACAGATGTTCAGCCGCGCGACTTCCTGATTGATGCGCAAGCCGGAACGACCGAGCCGCAATCGGTGGCGATGGAAAACCTGCGCCGGGCGGAGATTAGCGCGGTCGCGGGCACCGAAAGCCCGGACCCCGCTTATCCGGCGGTGGATGCGAGCCTGACGGTCATTGCCTATGTGCTTCTCGATACGAACGGCGTCGTGTCCATCGAGCAGTGGAAGCCTACCCAGTTGCCAAACCTGCGCAATCTGTCCAACAGGACAGGTGCGCTTGAAAGCTGGCGCGGCCAGATCAGCGGTCAGGTGGACACGCTGCGCACGGACCTTTCCGCGCTCGCGGATAGCCTCGGAGCCTACGCGCTCAAGTCGGAGGTCGCGGCACTGACCGACCTCCTCGATGATTTGCGCGATGAGGTCTACTCGCCCGGGGCCTATATCTGGTATGGCACCGACCACTTCCTCGACGACAGCACGTCGAACACCGCACACGGAGACTTTGACGCGGTGGTGAACGAAGGCATCCGGTTCCCGACGGCGGCGTCGTCGGAGGGCACGCTCGCGCTCCTCGATCCGAACAACGTGTTCGTGCAGCCAAACCTCGGCGGCGGCCTCATCATCCCGGCCTACTCACACAGCCTGCGGATGGACCTGACTGGCTACTCCGGCGAAACCCGGATGGCGCAATACACCTTTGAGACCACGACGGTCACGCAGCTTATGCGGTCGCGTGAGCGTCGTCGCTATGGCACGGAAAAGAAGGTCTGCACGAACAGCACTTGGTGGCGGAACGGCCAGTATGACGTTGCGGAAAACGTGTTCCGCATTGGGGATGAAACGTGGGAGGTCACAAACGGCGTTCCGGATCAAATGCCGGACGGGACGGACGTGCCGAACGGCAATGTTCACTGGCTTCGTGTCCGTCAGTTCTGGGTTGATACCTACGAGGAAGCCTATTGGGACAAGAAAACCACTTCGTCAGCAATCAACGGCCAGCAGGTAGCGCAGACGTTCCTCAATTCGCAGGACGGCTGGCTGACGCAGATGGGCCTATACTTCTCTCGGAAGGGTGATGCTGGTGACGTGTCTGTCCTGATCTGCGAAACCCGCTACGGCATGCCGCGTCTGGATCGCGTAATTTCAAACACGACGCTTCCTGTTGCTGACATTGAAGTCGGCGCGGTCAATACCGGCGAGGGCCTGCCGTCTCTGGTGGAAACGAAGCTGTCCATTGAGCCGACCTATCTCAAGGCTGGGCGTCGCTACGCAGTCGTGCTCATCACGACGGGCGACCACTACGTTGCGATGAGCGACACGGACAACGGCACGGTTCAGGGCACCTTCTTCGTCTCGACGGACGGTGCATTCTTCGCGGGCAATCTCGTCGATGACATGAAGATGCGGCTCTACTTCGCCAAGTTCAATCGCCCGCGCGCGGTAGTCGAAATGACCCCGCTCGATCTGTCCGGCGGCATACTTGACGTTGATCTTCTCCACGAGGGCGTGACGCCCCCGGCGTGCAAGACGGAGGTCGAGTTGCAGATCAACGGCGCATGGGTCGCGCTCGACGGAGCACCGAACGGGCCGGACCTGACGGGCCTGCCCGCGCTAGTCCCGATGCGCTACGTTTTCCTCGGGACGACCGACCTCATGCCCGCGCACGCGACTACCGGATCGCGGACCATTGTATCGCGACCCAAGACCGCGTTCACATGGGTTGGCAATGCGAAGTCCCTCGGGTCTCCCACGACCAGCATTAAGGTGATCGTGGACCTGCAAGGCTTTGATGATGTGGATCACGATTGCACGGTCTCCCTGCTGACCGGCGTCGCGCTTGACGGGACGGAGGCGGCGGACGTGGTCGAGGATGTGACCCTTCCGAACGGCACCATCAGACGGACTGTAACCTTCAACGTCACTTCGGTCTCCGACTACGCGGTCAAGATCGTCGGGGCGGCGACCTCGGCGTCAGACACGTTCCTCGTGGCTGAAATGATCGAATACGCGCAGACTTGATAAGGGGGCCTGACAATGGCGACGAAACCAACGCACTACAAGATAACGGTCAATAGGCCGTTTGAGCACGCGAACGCCCGGTTCCGACCGGGCGCTCGATACACCGTGACCGCTAAGGTCTACGATCAGATCAAGGCGGAGCACGAAGGCGCTATTGATGGCGCTGATCCTGTCAAGAAGGGGTGAATTATGCCTGCGGTCAATCTAAGATTTGAGGATTTGCGCGCCCGCGACAATCATAAGATTGACCGGGACTTCTTCAACAAACGCTATCGGCTGATTGCTGAGGCAATCATGTCGATAGCGCAAGAAGTAGACGGGGTTGCGGAAGACAGTGACAGCCTCGTGTCGCTCGGCCTTGTCCGCGTAAACGAAGTTCTTGGCCCGCTTCTGGCAAAGGTGCAGGCGGCCAGCGAGGAAGGCTTTCTGGTCGCCGAGAGCGCGACCTCCGTTCAGCTTTCGGTCGGGCTTCAAACGACGCTTGAGATAACGGAAGGCTGGCCGCGCGATCTGTTCCAGCCCACCCCCTACGTCATGCTGTCCCGGCAGGGCGGCGGCGTTGATGATTGGGCGCTCTTTTCTGTCACCGAATACAACCGGGAAAACGGCGGCCTCGCGGGCGAGGTTGTCGCGGTCAATGGCACCATTGACGCGGCGGCGCATGACGATTGGGTTGTCTCTGCTACAGCCGGGATCGCGAAGACCGTCATGGAGACTGCGGTGGCGGCGCAGGCGGCAACGGATACGGCTGTTGCAGCGGCGGCTACGGCGGAGCAAGCGGCGGCGGACGCGGAGGCCATTCTTGACAGCGGGCCAGTGTCGTCAGTCAACGGCCAGACGGGGGTAGTCTCGCTTGGGGTTGGCGACATTCCTGACCTGACGACGTATCTAGGTCAGAAGGCGGCGAGTGATCACGATCATACGATTGATGAGGTGACAAGCCTACAGGCTGCGCTCGACGGGAAAAGCGCGACCGGACATGGCCACGAAATCGCCGACGTGACGGGCCTACAGGCCGCTTTGGATGATGCTCACGACAACGTCGTGGTCAAGACGGGCGCGCACACCGCGACAGATCGCGACGTAGTCCTTGCCGATACATCCGGCGGCAGCTTCGCCGTCACCCTGCCATCGACCCCGGCCACCGGAACGACAGTTATTGTCATGGATTATGCCGCAACGTGGGCGGCAAACCCTGTCACAATCGCACGCAACGGCGAAACAATCGAGGGCGCGGCAGAGGACCTATCCGGCAATGTTGACGGGGCGGTTGTCGTCATGCGCTTTAACGGGGCCACATGGCGCGTCGTGCCGATGGTCGGGGCGAACGGGGGCATCCGGCGCATTCCAATGACCCCGGAAATCAGCGCCCCTTTGGTCTTGACGACCGAGCATGTTGGCCGGGGCATACCTATCGCGGCGGGCGGAAGCATTGAAATCCCGAACGCGGTATTCAGCGAAGGTGATGAGGTCACTTTGGAAAACAACACGGGCGGCAACATCACGATCACCTGCACGATCACGACCGCCTATATCGCCGGAGTGGACACGAACGAGGCAACGGTAACGCTGGCCCCTCGCGGGCTGGCAACAGTCTTGTTTCGATCTGGCACAGAATGCAAAATCTCCGGCAATGTGTCGTGACGAGGCGCAGGCCGCTCGTCCAATTTAGCGAAACGGGGGGGGCAATAGCGCCCCCCCTCCGAAAATAAGGTTGAGCCGATATGAACCTGACCGATCTAATGCACCCCGGCGGCGTCCTGATCCCGGGCGACATTGGCAATACTGTCCAAGCCCACGCAAACTCGCTCGATGCGATTGGCGGGCTGACATTCGCCGCGAATAAAATTCCTAAAGCCACGGGTCCATCTGGCGCATCGCTGCTCGACTTTCTGGACGAGGACAACATGGCCTCGAACAGCGCGACGGCGATCCCGAGCCAGCAGTCGGTCAAAGCGTATGCGGACAGCGTAGGTGGCCCGGAGGCTTCGGCGGCACAACTGCAAGCGTTGACGGACCAGAAGCTGCTTGCGACGACCCGCAGGCTGCGGACCGCTATTGCGCCTATAACGCCTAACGGCTATTCGAACTGGTCGCCTGACTGGTCGGCGTTCTTCACCGCGATCTGGGAAATGGCTGGCAGTTATTCGATCTATAACCCGTCGAACGTCATCGCCGGATCGACGCGCTTTGTCCTGTTCAAGGGAGGCAGCTTAACCGACCGGACGATCTCTTGGGGGTCGAATTATACCGGCGATCTGCCGACCGATACGGTCGACAGTCAGCGCTTCATCCTAGCGTCGCTTTGGGCGGAAACCACGACACGGATCGTCGTGTCGCACATGTATTGGTCGGAGGTCTAACCGATGCTTCCTGTCATGCCGACCCCGTTTGTCATGGGCAAAAAGGAACTCGTGACTTTTACAACGCATTGGAAATTCCCGACCACTCACACCGAAACAAGCGGCAACTGGTCAAACCCCACAAATGCGTATGGCGATGATACTGCATATGCATTCTATAGCGGGACCAATCAATGGGGGTCGGACAGTCTTAATCTGCACGGCTTTGGCTTTTCAATTCCTGACGATATTCCAAACTCAGAAGCGACTATTTTGGGGATTGAAGTAAATGGCCGAATGGACCCGAGCCTCAACTGCGAGTATTTTTTGGTGTGGATTGCCTGCGGCGGCGATCTGGGGACCAACGAAGTTTCCGCCCCCTTGTCTTCACCGCATAATTTCACAGTTGGTGGTGCAACTGACTTGTGGTTTTTGGATCCAACACCTACTCCTGCGGATGTTATCCATGCGACAGACTTCTACGTCAGGCCGCAGCTACGCTTGGCGGAACAAGGGCCAACGCTATTACAAGGCTCTGTTGATTTTGTGAAGGTTAGAATTCATGGGGAGGCTTGGGTATGACAACAGCACAACACGCAATCTTGCAGGACGGCGTTCTGGTCGAGTATCAGGGGCGATTTGCGGTGGACAACGAGGGTATTCAGTATCCGTTGAAGCCAATGACGCCAGCCGAAAAACTGGCGTTCGGAATTTACGAAATCACCGACAGCAACATCGTCCCGACCGGGCATCGCAAGATCGGAACCGAACTTGTATTGGAAGGCGAGACTGTTATTCGCAGGCCGGTCGCTGAGCCTCTGGAGCCGGGGGAACTGATCTTCGCAATTAAGACTGAGGCGAGCCGCCGGATCGTTGCGTTCTGCCCGGAATGGAAGCAGCGCAACCTTACGGCGCAGGCGGCGATCCTTGCGAAAAAAGGCGAGGCGAGTTGGACGCCCGAGGAGGCGGCAGCGTGGGCCGCAGGCGAGGCAGTCTGGACTTATATCGCGCAAGTCCGGGCCGCGTCGGATGCCCTAGAGGCTTCCGACCCTCCGGTTTATGACTATGACAGCGACGAACATTGGCCGACGCCCCCTGCGGGCTAAAACGGCATGACGCGGGGATAAGGGGGCCGTTATGGCAGCTTCAAGTTTTAAGATCGTCACGCAGAAGATCGCTCTGGATCAGGTGCGCGACGTGCAGGTTTCGGACGCGGTGTCCGATGGCGGGGGCGGTTTTGTTCGTAGCGTGAAATTCTACGGCGAGCCGGTCACGGAGAGCGCCCCGGCGCTCGTTTTCGAGGTGCTGCTTTCGAGCGACACAAAATCTGATCTGGATATCACGACGCCTGAATTGTCGTTCTGAGCCGGATCACAATCTAACCACCCGGGGCCGCGATCAACGCGGCCCATTTTCTTTGGAGGACACGGAATATGTCTGACCCCACCTTTGGTATTTCAATCACGCGGATCGACAACGAGCCGCGTCCCCCGGTATGGAGCGACATGAGCGTTGTCGGCCTAATCGGCACGGCACCGGCAGCGCAGGCGGCGGTCGCGGCCAGCGGCTCGTTCGGCGCAGGCAACGCGGGCTTCGTTGCGACCGCCAATGCGGCAGGCGCAGCGGGCAACAACATCAGCATCGCGCTTGTGGACCCCGGCGCAAACGATCAGGCGATCTCGGTGACGGTCACGAACTATGCAATCGTGATCAGCCTAGCTACGGGGCCTGCCGGGGCAATCACGTCTACGGCGGCACTGGTCAAGGCGGCCATTGAGGGCGATGCTGACGCGAATGCGCTTGTCTCGATCACCTACCCGGACGGCGGCGACGGCAGCGGCGTTGTGGCAGCCAAAGCGGCGACGAAGCTGACCGGCGGCCTTGACGAGCCGTTCCCGCTGGACACTCCGGTGTTCATGTATTCGGACGACACAACCAAGTTGGCCTATCTCGGCGAGGACGGCACCCTGCTCGACAGCTTGCAGCTTATCAATAGCCAGCTTGGCGAGTTTCAGGTCGCGGCCAAGGTTGTCGTGGTTCGTGTCGAGGAGGGCGTGGACGCTGACGCGACGATTGCAAACATCGTCGGCGACGGCATCAGCACTGGCCTCAATGCCTTCCTGACGGCGGGCACCGACCTCGGCGCAATCCCGCGCCTCCTCCTCGCCCCGGGCTACACGTCGCAGCAGGCGAACCCGCAGACGGCGAACCCGGTCTGCGCGGCGCTTCCTGCGGTCTGCGAAAAGCTGCTGGCTCATGCGGTTGTTGATGGCCCGGCGACAACGGAGCAGGCGGCTATTGACTGGCGCGAAACCATGTCGAGCGACCGTCTTATCCCGGTAGACCCGGCGGTCAAGGTGCTCGACGACGGCATGACCGTTGTGCAGCCTGCATCTCCTGCCATTGTCGGTATCGGCGTGCGGCGCGATCACGAAAAGCAGGGACGCCCGTTCCATTCGTGGGCAAACCAGCCCATTCAGGGCATCCTCGGGCCGTCCCGTTCTATCGGCTTTTCTCTGACGGACGGCGCTACCGAAGGGCAGCGCCTCCTGTCGGCGAACGTGGGCGTGATCCTGCGCGGTGAAATGGGCGTTGAGAGCGCCATTGCGTCGGGCGGCTATGTCTATGTCGGCACGGACAACGCGGGCGAGGACGATCTTTGGCGGTTCTACAACGTGACGCGGGGTCGCGACTTCATCCACCTGATGCTGCTGCGCACACTGCGCTACTACCTCGGGCGCTACAACATCACCGGCCAGACTATTCAGGCGGTTGTGAATACTATGGACACCGGCCTGCGCAGCCTCAAAGCCGATGGGGACATTCTCGGCTTTGAGGTAAAGTTCACCCGGGATCAGAATACCCCGGAGGAACTCCGTCAGGGTCGGTTTACGGTGAACTTCGCGGCGGAAGAAGCGCCCGTCCTGCGGTATCTTGGCGTGCAGTCTGCGCGCTATCGCCCGGCGCTGGATACGCTGCTTGACGACCTGCTGGCGCAGATCGGCGGCATCACAGGTTGACACCATGCGGCCTCCCGCTAAGGGGAGGCCGCTCTGACACGCTCGGACCTATGGAGGACTGAAAAATGAGCAACATCTTCATCATGGAAGGTGCCAACCTTTTTGTCGGCGACGAAGACCCGACAAAATCAAAGCACCTGACGTTGACCGAACTGCAACTGCCCAACCTGCAAGAAATTATGCAGGACCACCATCCGGGCGGGTCACTGTTTCAGGTCGAGGTTTCGCTTGGCATCGAAAAGCTGGAAGCGGGCTTCAAGCTGGCGGGATGGGACGAGGACGTGCTGTCCAAGTTCGGTCTTGGCGCACGGGCGAGAAAGAAGTTCACCGCCTACGGCAGCATTCGTGACAAGCGCGAGGGCACGCTGATCGAGGCCAAGGCGATCTTTGACGCGCGCTTGGGCAAGGTCGGCCCAGACGCCTATCAGCGTGGCGACTTGATGGGGTATGAATACTCCATTCAGGAGATCATGCACTACGAACTGTTCTATGACGGTGACGAGAAATACTATTGGGACTTCTTCACGTCTGACTGGCGTGTCGATGGCGTTTCGCAGAACTCGGACGAACGGCAAATTCTGCGCATCCCGAACGGCTTCTGATCGGAAAGGACTAATAAATGACTGCCCCCAAAACTACAAATC